GGAAACAATAACTCTAACCGGACCGTTAATTACATGGGAAATAGGAATAATAATTCTAACCGAACTAATGGTAACTATAAGAATAATAATAATACGGTAAATGGGAACCGAAACAATGGGAACAATAGAAACAATAATAGAGAAAGAAACATGTTTAGTAAAGCGAAAAAACCAAACTTCTTAAAAAATAATTCGAATACAAGGTCACCGTATAGAGAAGCTAAGGGTGCTGAAAGGGGACGTGTAAAAAACATGTTCTCGAGTTTTTTCTCGGGTGGGTTCAGATTGAAATCAGAAAACGAAATTAATGCAATGGCAGCAAATAAAAGAAAATTTTACCTCCAAAAACCCGAAAAGTTATACACACAATTAAGAAACGAAGGGTACATTGGAAACGAATCGTTTAGGGACTGGCACAAACGTTTCAAAAAAGCTGCTAAAGAACACGTCGGTAAAATTAATAGAGGTGATTATAAAGATTTAATCAATCAGGTTGTTAAGTTTCCAAGATCACGTGGACCACTCGCGTCGCAACAACAAAGTAGATCCAATAACGTAAGTGGTAGTACATTATCACCAACAACACCCGCTTCTTCGGTACAGGGTCCACAAGCACCATCGCCATCACCGCAACCATCACCATCACCACAACCATCACCTACACCTGCACCGTCGGTGAAAAGAACGTTATTTCCCAGTGGTAATGATAATATAAAAAAGCAATCAATACTCAATAAAATGAGACAAAAAGCAGAAGAAAGAAAGATCAGAGCAGAAGAAAGAAGACGGGCAAGAGAAGCGGCTGCTGAAGCTAGAAGACAGGCTAAAATAAACAGACAGAAACAGATAAACAACGCAAAAAACGAAAATAATCGAAAACAAAAACTTAAAAAAGCTAAATATAATAACGCGAGCGGTTTAAGACTTAATTTGAATAACCAGAATATTAAAAATCTCATAAATAACCCAAATGTAACCTTAAATAACGCATCAAACAAATTCAAAAATTATAAAAAAAAGAACCATAATAAACTCAATGCGTTTTTAAAGTCCAATAACGGGACGTTAAAACTTAACGAAAATTCAATAAAGGAATTACATAATATACTCAATGAACCACGATCACTCAGTAATACAGTCAAAAACGCGAAACAAAAAATCGAACAAAAATTTCGAAATAAGGAAAATGCAAATACGGAAGCGCGTAAACAGTTCGTAGCGGAACTCGAACAGTTTGCAGCAAGTAGATCTCTTAACAAATCGAGTAGAGATGTACAGAATATTATAAGAACACAAAGAAATACAAAAAGAAACGTTCAAAATGGGAACAATAATAGTTTTGCAGGTAAAGAAGTTACAACCGCGCATAGAATGATACAAAAATTGGCACGTGATAGAGATGCTAAGAGAATAGAGGAAATAAACAAATTCTTAAACGAAAACAGTAACGCGAAAAAGTTTATACAAAACAGAAACGGTATTAAGAGACGCGTTTTAGCTGAACCCAAAACATCCATAAAAGACATTATTGCCGATATAAAAAAGGATATAAAAAGTTCCCAAAATCAAGGTATAAAAGCAAATGCAAATGCATTACGAGCTAACTATACGAACAATGCGATTGCAAAAAATGTTATAAACAATTTTGAATCACGAAAACGTACCGGTGGAGGTTTGTTTAAAAAGGGTGAAATAAAGTATCCAACGAAACAATCTGTTATTAACGCGATCGAACAACTGAAAAAGAATAAGAAAAATAAAAATAACCAAAAAGCCATTAATAATGCCAAAAAAAATAAACAAGAAAAGGAAAATAGTGCAAGAAAAGCGGCTAATAAAGAACAGAGAGAAGCTAACATAAACGAGTTAAAAACAAATGCTCGTTACCAAAATGAAAAATATCAAAAAATTATACAAAATTATATAAATCAAAAAACACGTATGTTTAGTAGTAAACCCATATACCCAAATAAACAAAGTGTTAAAACTACAATAAACAAGAAAATAAGTAATAATAAGGCTAGACAAGCTAAAATTAACGCTAAGAAGCTATCTAGTCAACAATTAAAAGAAAAGATGGCGGAAAAAGAAATAGAAAACGCAAAAGCAAAAGAAGAGAGACTCGCTCGCGCGGAAGAATTAAAAACATACATTGCGAGTTTGAATGAAAATAATTTCAAGGCTCAAGATTTTAGAACAAATGCGGTTGTTGCACGTGTTATAGGGGGTGGTATAACAAATATTGAACTGGCGAAAAAGGAAGTCAATGCTATCGTTGCAAAACGAAAAGGTACACTTAACGCGAAAAAGCAGAAAAATGCAAATGTCGCGGAATTAAGAAATAAGTATGGTAATAACGCGAATGCAAAAATAGTTATAAACAAATTTGAAAAGGGTGCTAGAATTGGACTTAAAAAAGTAACAAAGGAACGTGCAATAACAATTATAAATAAAAAAATAGAAGACAGAAAAGGTAAGGCAATAGCTCAACAAAAATTACAAGAAAATGCGGAACGAAATTCAGCTGCATTCGATGAGTTCTTAAAAACGTTTGTCAATGACACGTTCTCCGAACAACAAATTAAATCAATTTCCCCAATCCCTCGTCTCATCGGACAAATAAAGAAAGGTCGCTATGATTTAGAAAAGGCAAAAAAACGAGCAGAGACGGCAATCAAGGATAGGAAAAAAGCTAATATAAATGCAAAACAGGCAGCAAAAAATGCAATGAACGGTGGAACAAATGCATGGAAAAAAGCACAACAGGAAAAGAAAGTGAAGGAAGCCCAACAAAAGGCAAACCAAACTAAAAAGAATGCTAACGAAGCACTCAAGAAAAAGAACGAACTAGCTAAAAAAACTGCTGAGTTGACAAAAAATAGAAAAAAACATCAAGAAGTAGCAAACCTGGCAAGTAATGCGATTAACGCAGTTAATAAAAGAAACGAGCAAGCGAAAAAAGCTGCTGCGGCTAAACAAAATGCGATCAATAAACAAAAAATTGCGAATAACTTGAAAGCTAAAGCAAATGCAATTCAAAAACGTCGGAACTTAGAATTGCAAGAAAAACAAAGGAAACTCGAAGAAAAGAGGAAAGCGAATGAAAACGCGAAAAGGGAAAAGGAAAAAATAAACCAAAATGCTAAAAATGCAATCAAACGTAACGAAGAAGCAAAGGCGAAAAAAGCTAATGCGAATAAGAAAGTTCAAAACTTGAAAGTACTGGAAAAAATGTTGAGTACATCGACATTACCAATTAACGCTCAACAAAAGTTTAGAAATAGGTTAAAAACGGAAAGTTTAAATAAATTTAAAACTAATGTAATAACCGCGATAAAAACAAAAAGAGGACTCAACAAAAACGCGGAAACTCGAAAAGAGAGGGAAAAACTCAAGGAACAAGAGAATCAACGTAAACAACTTCTCTTACAAGCTAAACAAAAAGAAGAACAGAATAAAAAACAAAATTACGCGAATAAAAAACAAAAAGCACTTAATAAAATTTCCAGTTTAACGTTTAATGAAAACAAAAAACGAAATTTGTTAAATAACGTGAGAAGAGAAACAATAAATTCACGAAAACCTCTCACGAACTTTACACTCGCAGCTGAAAGGTATGCTAATCAATTCGCCAAGAATAAGAAAAAAGCTGCATTTAATGCGAAAAGAGAACAAGGGAGAAAACAAAAAGAACACAAGAATCAAGCAAATAAAGAACAAAAAGAAAGAGAAGCCAAAAGACAAGAAGAACTTAAAAAACAGCAATCGAATAAAGCGGCGGCAAATGCTGCTGCAGCGGCAAACAAAAAGAAACAGATTGAAGAAGAAAGAAGGAGAAAACGACAGGAAAAAAATGAACAGAAAAAACGTGAGATGGAACAACAACACGAACGGTTAATGCAAATGAAACGAAAGGCATTAGCAGAAAAAAATGCAAAAAATGCCAAAGAAAAAGCAGAAAAAAATGCAAAAAATGTTGAAGAAAAAGAAAGAAAAAGAAAGAAAATGGAACAGCATCTAAAGGAGGCGGAAAATGAAAAGCAAGCTCAAATGGCATTAGCAAGAAAACGCGAACAGGAACGCTTAGCAGAGAGAAAGGCCGCTGCGAATAAAGCGGCAGCAAATGAAAAGAAACGAAAATTAGAAGCACAAAAATTAGAGGCCGAAAAGAAAGCAAAAGCTGAAAAGGCAGCTGCAAATAAAGCGGCGGCGAATAAAGCGGCGGCGAATAAAGCGGCAGCGAATAAAAAAGCGGCAAATGAAAAGAAACGAAAATTAGAAGAAATGCGTATAAAAGCACAAAAATTAGAGGCCGAAAAGAAAGCAAAAGCTGAAAAGGCAGCTGCAAATAGAAGAATTGCACTCGAGAAAAAAGCCAAGGCAAATAAAAGACAAAAAAGATTGAATAATCTTAGAAATAAAGAAATATCGGGTGGTAATAAAGTTGTTAACGAAGCTACACAAAGATTAAAAAAACGCGTAAATAAATTCGTTCCATCGGGATGGGCCGGTGGAAGACGCCGAGAATTTATGAATCGTGCAAAGAGAATGGGTGTCATGTCCGTACACACAAACTTGAATGCGCGTTTGCGACTCAAAAAACAAGTTAATAAATCGGTTAGATCGAATAAGAAAGAATTATTAAACCAAATTCACGATCCAAAATATACCATTTCCAATTTATCCGCAAAAGTTAGGAAACCACCGCCACCATTAAATACATAAAAAGTAATTTAAAAAAAATAGTCTAATCAATAATAAAACATGCACAGAGGTCTATCATCCGTGATGACACATTACGCGCGCTCTATTAGTGATGAGAAGAAAGCAAAAACTATTGTTAAGGGAAACAAATCCGGGGAATATACGGGAAGTCGTGACGATATGCACGAAAAACTTTTGTATAAGTGTGGTTTAAAACCAAAAAGTGTTTGGGATCCAAACTCAAAATCGTTTTATACGAAAGTGTATTACGCAGACGGGTCGAGTTATAACCCCGTTTTATTTCACGATGGGAAACTTGATAAAAATCCATTTTTCAAAAAATAATAAATGTATATACTATAAATTATGAATACACTAGTCATAGCTATTATTTTAGGTAGTTTACTCGTATCGTCAATGTTTTATTCTTTAATAAATGCTTTCAAAAAACTTAAGATTACTAGATCTCCAGGCCCAGCTCCAGCTCCAGCTCCAGCTCCAAGTAACTCAGTAGTTACAATAACTGATGATGGTATCCAAATTTCAAAACCTTCGACTACAGAAGGGTATATAACTGAATCATTATCGTGTAAAAAACCAAAACATGTAGACAGATCCGAATTTGAGGGTGGTAATATGCATGGTGGGTTTTCTGATTACGATAGTTTTGAAGCTAAACGTCTCAATGATATAGACGAAATGTGGGGTGAAACTGGATACTGTAAATTAGCAGGTATTGACGAAGAAAACGCGGAAGGATTTATTATAGGATATCAATATCATGAAGGGGATTTCAAACAACGAGTTTTTGATTATGATACTAAAAAATGTGTATTTACCGGTGACGATAAACCATACGCATGTTTATATACAGAAGTTAAAGACGATGACGGAAATATTATAGGTATGGAAAATAACGAGGGTAAGAAATTGGAAGTAGAATTCTATAACGATTATAAAGCGGGTAAATTACAGCCATTCATGAATGACATAGGAATGGGTACTAGAATAAAGTATTATTGGAACGACGAAGAACCTTCTAAACTAGTATTCTGGAAATCTGGGTATCATGATGGACATGGAAACGTACCAGCTAAAGAACTTGTAATAAAACCAGGGTATAATTACCCCATCGTATTTATGTTATTGGGTACTGCTATAACAATGGCGGACGATGGTATTGACATGCCAGCTAATGGTTTATCAATAAGTTTCAAAAGTCTTAGTGAAGACGAAATACGAAGAAATATGGAAAATGATTTGGAAAATGCGAGACGACATATAGGTCCAGGTCCAGGTCCAGGTCCAGCCTAACGTTTATTTAAAATCCGGCTTTTTTACATCGTCCTCTCTTATAATAATATCGTAATTAGTTCTGTGTATATTATCTATCATGAGTAATCTACCTTCATCTGTATCGTGTATTCGTATAGATAAATAATACCTGTGCGAACACGGGTCTATCATAGCCGATGATAATCTCAAATTCCGGTTTATTTTGCCGATTTTGAGTTTATGTTTTTCTTCACGACTGGTACATCGACCATTGCGCGGTTTTTTCTTTCCCTTACTCTTCGTCATCGCCTCCCCCAAAAAAAACTTTTCTTGATCACGCAATAGTTCGTGTATTTTTTCTCGTTCATTCTTAGCATTATTCATGGAATTATCCGAACTAAAATAATCACGTGTATCGTCATCGGTAAATGCGTATGGGTACACGCGAACAGTTTGAATTTTATTTTCCGTTTTATCCATGTCCATTGTTAACGTATTTCCCATTACACCAATCCCACACCCGTTTACGTTGGTTGCTATACTCGTAACAGATATACTAATAGGGTAACGCGTTAAATTAAAAAAAAGAACGGTCGTAGGTGTCGTGTGTTTCATTTTAGATTTTCGTGTGCGTTGTACTATTTTACAATTACTTAATCTAATTATAGGGTTCCATTCTACAACCTTAGGAATACAAAACCATTTACGACGAACACGCGTGGGTGAACGCGAATAATCCTTTAAAAATTCTCTTAGTATTCTCGAACAGTTTTCAAATTTCGGAGTGTCGTTTTCTGAATTCATTCTTTATATACACCACCATTTTCTTGTACAACTATACCTAAAACTTTACCGTATCCACCACCTGTCGATTTGAAATATTTTGCCCGACTTACCCATAAAATATCCTCGTCAGGGGTATTACCAATTCTTAAAACAACATCTTTTCCATTTTTTCTAAACATGTTAACTCGATCCATTATGAAATCTTCTGATTCTAACAAACAATACGGTGTATGTGATCCTACAATTATATACACTTTATCAAGGTTCTTCTCGTTCATGAATTTCAATATATCGCGCCACCATTCAGGGTTATCTTTTTTTGTATAATGTTTAATCATGGGTTGTGACCCACCCCACAATTTTATATTAACTCCATGATGTCTACACAAAACGTCACCGACACGCATGTGTAAAACAAAACTGTTATATTCGGGCATGCTATCTAATTGTGGTTCGTTGTGTATAACACGCATAAGTTTATCTTTGTTACTACTTTCACCCTTTTTCAATAAATTAAGGTATTTTGTAGCTATACTATTTGGAAAGTTTTTTTCGTGGTATTTTATATCGTGATATCTCGGACCTTTACCCCACTTATATACATCGCCTATTCTATACCTATGACATCCCTTATTGTATAGATTTTTCAATTTTAATTCCCGAGTCGGTTTTTTAGTATGTATTAAAATTAAAAGTATAATTAAAATTAAAAGTATAATTAAAATCATATACAATAATTACACATTTTAATACAAAACTTAAAGACATACCGTTTTAATTAATTAATCATGGAATGTACCGTGTGCTGTGAAAAATATAATAAAACAAATCACAAAAAGGTAACGTGTCCTTTCTGTGATTTTGAATCGTGTAAAAATTGCGTTCAAACGTATTTATTATCGAGTTACGAAAACCCACATTGTATGAAATGTAAAAACGAATTTAACCGTGGATTTGTTGATTCATTCTGTACTAAAAAGTTTAGAAACACGACATACAAAAAACACCGGGAGTGTGTTTTATTCGAACGCGAAAAGGCACGTATGCCCGAAACACAACCACACGTCGAACGAATTCATAAAATGCGTGCACTTCGACAAAAATACCAGGAATTAATAACGATTGTACGAGAAAATAGAATATTAGCAATGGAAGCAGTTCGTGAAGGAAGAGATCCCGAAATCCATGAAACAATTGTAACCGATACCATAGACCATACCGATCTTATATTAGAAGAAATGAATGTTTTAAGGTACGGGAATATAACAGAGGATTCGTCCCGAAATTTTATTCGAATGTGTCCGAGTGAGGAGTGTAGAGGATTCATAGACGAAGATTATAAATGTGGGTTATGCAAACAAACTTTTTGTAAAAAGTGTAATGAGAAAATCGAAAAAAATCATAAGTGTAACCCAGAAACCGTTAAATCTATAAAACTGATAAACAAAGATACAAAACCGTGTCCTAAATGTGGAACAATGATACACAAAATAGACGGGTGTTTACAAATGTGGTGTACGAGTTGTAATACAGCATTTAATTGGCGAACTGGAAATATAGAAAAGGGGAGAATACATAACCCACACTTTTTCGAGTTTCAGAAAAGGTCACGCGAACACGCGGATATACCGTGTGGTGGAAGACCCACATTCAATGAATTGAGACATGAAAATGCACCTACAAATATACTAGACTTATGCGTTGTATTACATCAAATAGATAGGGATATAATGTATAGATACGCGGATATATATGATGCAGACAATCACCATTTACGAATAGCTTACATGATGAACGGTATAAACGAAACCAATTTTAAAATAGAATTACAAAGACGTGATAAACAGACTGAAAAGTTAAACGATATACGCGATATATTTGAAATGTTCGCGAATGCGTGTAGTGATTTAATGCGACAGTGGGTTATAGATAAATCTGTAGAAATTATACCCAATGTTAAAGAATTGGTAAAGTATTCGAACTCAATTATCACACAAATACGAAACCGGTATAATTGCACGTTACCAAAATATATACATTTGATAGAATAAAAAGTGTCAGTATATATAAATAATGAATAGAACAAATAAAATTTTATTAGTATTTGCTCTACTATTTATACTATGGTACATCGCCCCTCTATATACCAAGCCAGTCGTGATAGAAAATCTATTAACACATGAAGAATGCGATCATATTAAAAATATAGCCAGTAAAAGGTTATCAACATCGACCGTATCGATGAGTAGAGACGTAGATACGAAAGTACGACAAAGTGAAACGGCATGGATTAAACCGGGGGAAGATAAGGTCGTTAAAAAACTTATGGATAAGTGTTTAGAGAACATTGATAGACCACTCGAGAATTGTGAAGATTTACAGGTTCTCAGGTATAAAAAGGGTGGTTTTTATAATCCACACCAAGATGCATTTCAAAACGATAAGAATAGACGCATGTACACTTTCATAATAGCACTCAATGATGATTACGAAGAAGGTGGTACAAATTTCCCAAACTTGAATAAAACGTACAAATTGAAAAAGGGCGATTCTCTATTTTTCCATACACTCAATAATTACGAGTGTATTACAAAAAAGGCATTACACGGGGGGTTACCGGTTAAATCTGGTGAAAAATGGATATGTAATTTGTGGGTACATAAACACCCATATACTGCATAATTTTTTTATATAGTATAAATAAGAATCAGCCATGGCTCAAGGTTCAGGGAAAACAACATTTATTGTTTTCATAATGTTCATGATGTGTCTATCATCTATAGTAGCAGCCGGAGGTTTATACATAACCTCCAAAGAAGAAGTCGACGCGTCTAACCTAGAAATACGAAGCGAAGCATCAAACATAGCGGTTTTACCACGACCGGGTAATATCGTTGGTAGGTATAACGCGACCTCACTAAAAGGAACTAAATGGAATGATTTATCGGGTAAAGGTAACCATATAACATCTGAAAAAATTAAAGGTACACTCACGACAGCCGAAGGGTTCAAAGGTGAATATGTTAAAGGGACAAAAGACGATGGGTTTACGTTACCACAAAAATTCGAGAACAATCACTGGTCGTTTTTTGCAGTTGCACGATACGGAAGTGACCAAAACCAAGCACGTATATTCGTAAGTGGTGAAACGGGAAAAGTTGGTAATACAGATACTAATTATAATTGGTTAATAGGACATCACGATAAAAAAACGGGGGTGGCACACTATGGTAACACCAAGGATGAAAATACAACTAGACATGGGTGGGTACATAAACCTAAGCCCGATAATGATAACCCTATAAGTATACACGGTAAACGACCATGGATTAGAATGGTCGCCCAACATAACTACTTTGGAACCAACGGTAAATCGAGAAGTACTAATTTCTCTTTCGATACAGACAAGCAAAAACCTAATAATAACCCAAAAAGTATAGGTATCAATGTAGGACAATATAAGGATACTGAATCGAGTGATTGGAACGTTTACGAAATACTCGTTTACGATACATATTTAGATGGTGTTGATCGCGAGAAAGTCGATAATTATTTGAAAGAAAAGTATATACTCGCAAATTTGAAATCCGGTATTTCAATCGTTGGCGGTAGACCCAAACTAACAGATACCGTAAAACTAAGTGTCGATTCAGATAAAAACGCCGAACCTTGGTACGGAGGAGAACCAAGGTTCGGGACCCAAGAAGATTGTAGACGATTCGCACAAGAACTAGGGTACCCTCAGTGGGGACACTATAACGAAAAACATGGTGATGCAGCAAAAAGGAATACGTGTTTCTTCTACGGCGATAAAATAGTTGAAATTAAACCCGAAGATCGGGAAAAAGACGGTAAAGGTATTGAAGATATGACGTTCGGGTGTACTCAACCCTATAGGAAACCCGAAATGAATTGTGAAGCCGGTTCAGGTACTGGTTCGAATACTACAGGTGGTGTAGCTGCAACTGCATCCGGGGCGTATTGTAAAGCTAAAAAGAAATTAAGCGATCGAATAGGTCTAGATTGGGTACAGAAAAATGTATGTAGTCAACATTGTACCAAGGACGCGTGTATGAAACCAACTGAGACATTCTTCGACCAAAGTGGAGCAGGTACGAGTTATGATTTGGTGGATTACTGTGTGTGGGACCATACTCCAGATATACAAACTTTTTACAATTCTCTAATCAAGGATGTTGCGACTCACTCAAATGCAGAAATACCAAATAAGGATACAGACGGAAACATTATAGATTATTTAGAAAAACACAAGACTAAGTGTACTAATTTTAAAAGTTAAAGACGTAAACCATTTAAATATACATGGCATACACACGAAATATAGAACTCCTTTCGGCGACAACGTCACTCACACCCATGGTCGTTTCGTACTTTTTCCCGGTAAATTGTGCGTCTATGGCGTGTATACTACACTGTCCGTTTAAGTGTAGATACCATATATATAACGCGTTTAATGCAAATAAGTATAAAAGTCAAATAATATACAAAAGACACAGATTGTTCGTACACGTCGGGTTTATGGTACTCCATTACGCGTGGAATAACAGACTCAAGTTCTTATACACATTTTTCAATATACTCGCACTTTCTGTAATACGCGTTTCTAAACCTCTATTTGACGAACGCGATATGATCTATATAAACTCGTTTTCAATTGTAGGTATTTTCAATTCAATGATATACGTGTATCACATAAATAAAATACAATTCATAATATCCTTATACTTCTATATATTAGCTTTTGCAATCAATGAAGATAAGACATACGGTGGATTATCGGATAGTGCTGTAAACGTACTACTCGTCGTACCCCAATATTTATTACTCACAAATTACAATCTTTAATTATATAAAACATGTTCAGTATGTGAAATATAATTAAAAATATTCATTAATATAAATGAGTAATTGGAATATTAACAGTTTAAAAAAAGAAAGAGAAAATATTAAAAGAACTCTAATCAAACTAAACAATGTAAAACAAAGGAAAAGACTAATCGCTTTACACAAAAAGGGTCTCGCTTCAAAAAAGAAAGGACTTCGTCCGCGTATCATGTCCAACCGCGAAATTGAAAACCATGAAAAATATATTAAAAAAACATTGAAAGACATTAAAAAGACTAAAAAAATAGATCCTATTACTAAAAAAATAAAAGTACTCGAGGCGAACAATCTTACTAATAGTAAAATTCGACATTCAAATACTTTATACAGATTTCTTAGAGAACGCCCAGAGCGTGTTAAACCAAAAAGATTTTTAAATAATTTTAAAACTGTAGAAAATAATCCAAAAAAATTAACCCAAGAAAACAAGTGGCAAATTGATTATTTAAAACGCGAGATATCCAGGTATGAAGGAAATATAAATATTCTAGACCGTAAGGAGAAAAAGGCTATCAATGCAATGAAAAAAAGGGGGGAATCAAATGCAAATATTAAAAACAGAAAAGAAATTTTTAATAGAAATAAACGACCATATCGATTGAAGCTTAATAAGGCTAAAAAAGATTTAAAAAATTTGGAAATTTAATTATATAGAACATGTTCCGTATGCGAAATATAATTAATTATTTTTTTTGAAATAGTATTTTTGTAAGTATAGTTATTTTCAATATCTTAATAAAAGTATTAAAACTTTTTTTCCTACGTTCGCGCGAATAATTTTTCCTTATTTTGTTCAAATAATCACACATTTCAATGTAATCACCTTCGCGAACATTATGTTTATTTTCGTCAATTATAGCTAAAAGACGTCTAAAATGTTTTTCCATATAATATAAACCTACATTATTAATTAGTTTTACCCGAAGACGTTAAAAAGGTTCCATCTTCGTCGATAACGAGTTCACCGCGTTCGGCTAACATTTTTCGGTGTAACATGTGGTGTTCCTTAACATCGTTCTTATTCTGACCGATATACGGAACGGCGTAGCCATTTTCACACATCCACTTGTTTACGTTCGTCCAGTTATTATCTTCCAAAACCCACAATTCACCGAGCGCGCGTCCGTACTTACCTACCGAGTCGCGTTCTGGACATCTCAGTTCGATCTCACAATCGTCCTTATCGGATTCGACCGCCTTTGTGACCCATTTAAGAATCTGTTTCTTGGCATGTTTACCATAAATCTTTTCGATCTTATCGGACGTTCGCGATTCCTCGGTATCGATACCGAGCAATCTTACGCGTTGGCGAATGAGTACATCGAACCCCAAATCGATAAGAACGTCGACGGTATCACCATCGACGACTTTCGAACACGAGTCGATTTTGTATCTGAATTCACACGGGGATTGGTTGTACGTTTCTGTCATTTTATATAAAGTTTATGGGTTTAATCTTTAATTACAATTTACACTTTAATGAATTAATTAATTCTAGTATATCATCTTTACTCTTAGATGTTTCTTTTTGTAGTTCTTTATGACATTCTTTACAAATAGCTTGTAAATTATTATGTTCATAATGATACGCAATCCATTCGTATGTAAAATCATAATCTTTTTTAAAAAAACATTTAGTATGTTGGTCGGTATCTCTAAACTCATTTGGAATTGTATTTTCCGGTTTTGATTTTAAAAAATCATATACAAGTTTATTAAATGTAAGAGGTGATTTATGATCTGTTACCAATTCTTTTTCGGATTTACATATTTCACAACATTTTTTATCCTTTTTAAAAAGAATTATTTGTTCCAAAATATTCGTACGAAGTGCATCTATAAAATGATCATAATATTTATCTTCATCTGATTTTAAAGATTTATTTTTCTTATAACAATGTTTAAAAGAAGTACACTTCGTTTCACCATTTTCTTTTTTCCAATGTAAATCGTATTGGGAAAAAGAATCGGATTTTTTGGTAAAAAAGTCAACTACATTATCAAATTTTAATTTTTCTGCTTCGGGATGCTGACAAAGAATGAATTTCATATTATTAAAATCAATTAATGATTCATATTTGATTGATTTACGTTCTTTACCGTAATACTTTTTATCAAAATCTTGTCTTATTTTCCTTCTTTGATCAACCTTCATTTTATCCCATATTTCATTCGTTAGTTCTAGTTCATGTGTCATTATAAATTATATTTACTTCATTTCTTTAAGTATTCTACTCGTCAATTGGTAAGAAATAGACTTGATGTGTACATAAAAATATGCACAGGGTATGTATTAGGTAATTTTACAAATCAAATTCCTTCTTAGTCCCACCATCGTACGCGTTCACGAACCCGGTATCTATCATTTTTTTGTTAATCGAAACCATATCCCTTCTATTTTTGTAGACGAAAACGAGTGTTCGCCCGTACTTATCATTTTTCTTACACGAAATCCATACCCACCCGTTTACATTAAAATTACACTTGAACGGGTTCCATGGAACATGTTTAGATCTATCATCGTACCCTAAAAAACTTGCGAACGTATACTTGGCACGTTTTGCCATGGCAATGTGTTTATCTCGGTTAGGTGTATCTCTAGGTGGTTTCATTTCGGGTGCGTCGTACCCGACAGTTCGAAACGTAAATTTCAAAACGCGATTGTGAAGTATAATACACGCTTTGAACGTGTCACCGTCATAAACGTCGGTGACCTTAGCGTACCCTTCGTACTTATCGAGACTAAAAACAGGTATGGTTTCATCTATTACAGAGAGTTTACGCTTTGTAAAACAATACATTATTTATATTACTATATATTCTTTTAATTACAATTTTCTATTATCAAATTCACGGTGACATTCTTCGCATAAAGTAGCGATCGGGTAGATTTTGTGTAATTCTATAAACTTTCGAAGAAAAGTATCAGAATGATAACCATCGTCCGTGTATGATTCTGATATAGCTATTTTGAGTATTTCGGGTCTATCTTTTATTGTATGTGCTCGTGTTAACTTCTTACCTTTACATTCTTTATCACAACCACACTTCAAACACGTTGGTTCAGTTTTGAAAAAAGTGTGTACCAGATTAGCAGCGTTAGCTTTTGAGTAATGCAAAATATTTTTAGTATTGGTATTTTTGGGGAACGTAACCCTATTTTTTTCATCAATGATTTGAATTTTGTTTTTTTGTAACTTCCCGTCTATGAAATTAGCACACTTCTTCTTTTCTACCTTAAACATACACGAATTAACGTCGCGTAAATTTTCAATATCATCGTTTACATACCAATTTGATACCAATTCACATAAATCATCCATTATTTCGTCATTGTTATCTTGAGTAATTTTCAGGCACTTTGTTTCTTCATCGCGTTCAAATTTATCACCCGTAGTTAAAAATCGATAAACTTCGATCATCGATCGGAACCGTGTACCATTCGGTGAAAAATAGTAATTGTCGGTCGCACCTTCGGATTTACCCGATTTTCGAGTTTCAATTTTTACATACCAATCATTGTTTATCTCCTGTCCCTTATCTTTTAGGTATGCCTTGAGTCTGTTAAGTACCTTTTCATTTTCAGATAACATGGTTATTTATTTTATATTTTTTTAAAAGACGGTACAACTTAAGTCTTTTTCAAACCTTTTTTATAGAGGGAAAATCGTTTATTTTTGAACAATTTGGGTTTTTACCAGGCGAGTGCGTTTTTTATCCAAAAAAAAATGTTTTAAATTTAATTTAAAAGATTTGCATTTTTTTTCAAAAGCTCTTTTTTTCACGACTTTTTTTTCGGGTCAAAATCCGTGGTTCACAATTCGAAACCTTTTTTATATACATACATATTTATACATATAATTTAGAGACAATTTTAAAATAGATATTAGTAAATAAAATAAATAAATAAATCATTTATTCATTTGTAATATATATATGAGTGAAATTTTTTTGTAAAATTTTCAATAAGTGTTTAAAATGACGAGCTAAACTATACCTATTTTATAGAGGAAATATGGTTGTAAAAAAATATTAAAAAATTTAAGTTTTCCCAGGCGAGTGCGTTTTTTCTTCGAAAAAAAATGTTTTAAATTTAATTTAAAACATTTGCTTTTTTTTTAAAAAGCTCTTTTTTTTTGTGAATTTTTTTTGACCATAAATCCGTGGTTCACAAATTCAAACCTTTTTTATATACATACATATTTATACATATAATTTAGAGACAATTTTAAAATAGATATTAGTAAATAAAATAAATAAATAAATCATTTATTTATTTATAATATATATATGAGTGAAATTTTCAAAAATTTTCGATAAGTGTTTAAAATGACGGTAAACATGAACTGTATTTTAAACCATTATTTTCTATAATTTATGTCTAAATTTTACAGAATATTCTTCATATTCTTTCAAAATATTTTCGTATTTTTGTTTATATTCGACTAATTTTCTAGACGAATGTGATAAAGAACTATCGAGACTTTCGAAGTTACCTAAGTTTATACTATCTGATATATGTGTGTTATATTTCAGTGATATTTCATCTAAAGCATCTAACATTTCGTCGGCAAATTTTATACCTTCAATAATGTGTTTGTGAACGTGTTTATTTGGTGGTAACTTATTTTCCATAGTGAGTATATACTATAATAAAATTAAATTATTAAGTAATTTTAAGTATGTGGATGTTATTATGTAGACCAATCGTTATTCCTTTAAAAGCTCCAGAACAAACCATGGTTAGTACTGATATGTGTAAAATTGTATTAGTTTCTCCTACGGACAACAAGGATAGGTATGTTATAGATATACAAGATATACCTGAAATAAAAATAACACCACCACAAGAAGAACCATAAAAGATACATAAAGAATTACATATCTATTTAAAAAATGGTAAAGACTCGAAATCAATTGCGTAAATCCAACTATAAGCGAACTGCTAAACTCGGTCGCGATGTGTATCTACCAGATAAGGGCGGTTATACCGTTATCAGAAATACCCCCGGTACCGGTAACCCTAAACATCCGTTGTATATAATCGGTGATAAGAAAAAACAACTCAAAAAGAAATTGTCGAAGAAGCAGAAATGCTCGAATTATGACTGTAAAAGATGGTTCGAGGTATCGGCGCATGTAACGTGTGAAAATGATAAAGGTGATTATATTGTACCGTTATGCAGAGGGTGTAACAACCCTAAACGTTACAGACCATTCTGGGTTTCCCCTTATATTGAGATGGTACGTATTCAAAAAGTATATACTCGTCATCCATCAAAACCGATTAGTGATGACGATATTTTGGTATGATTTTATAATTTAAAGATGTAAATTGTTTAAATTATAAAATGGTAAAGGATTATGTCGAAACCGTATACAAAAACCTTGGTCCCGGCTATAGCGAGTCTGTATATCATAAGGCACTTGAAGTCTTACTTCGACAAAACGACATACCATACGAAACGGAAAGAATAGTTCCCATTGAATTTATGGGGCATAATGTAGGTAATTTACGTGCGGATTTGATTTTGAACGGTGAAATCGTGCTCGAACTCAAAGCCGTGAAGAATATGACTGATGTAATGGTAACTCAAGCACAAAATTACTTGAAACTTACAGGGTTAAAACATTCGTACCTTATAAATTTCCCACCAACACGAAACGTTGATTTAGAAATTAGGTATGTTACTTTAGATTAAAATTGTTTTTCAAGTTTATTAAATAAATTTTTCCATTTTTGGAAGTTACTTTTTGTACCACCTTTATTTGGATGTTTTTGTAACGCGCCTTTTTTGTATATCTTTTTCAAATTTGAAAGTGTTTTTGCATTTTTGAGTTGTTGTTCTAATGTTTTTGGTTTCTTAGCAGCTGCTTCCTTAGCAGCTTCTTCCTTTGCTTTCTTTTCAGCAGCTTCTTTTTTTCTTCTATTTTCATTTCTTTTTTGCGCGGCTTTTAATTTTTCTTTTTCTTTGCGCTGTCTTTCACTTATTCGAGGTGATTGTCTTCTCGTGGGTGAAGGTGATCCAACCCCAAACCCAAATGGACTAGACGGAGGTGTAACTCTAAATCTATTTTGATACTCTTTTGAGTTTTTAGCTGGTTTTGTATTATAGTAGTAGTGTGCATAATTACTGTACTTTACTGGTGTAGACGTTCTATTCCTCGTTCTTTTGTATGTAACTTCTGGAGTTCCTGCGTAGTATTCATTGTTATGACGCGGTACTGATCGACTATTATTACTCGAGCTCATTAATATAAATTATATTATTTTTTATCCTCCTTTTCCATCTGGTTCATTAAATACATAATAGGTATCATTTGGTATATTTTTTTCCAATCACTTTTAGACTCCTCGTAATATGCCTTGGGGTCCTTAAGACCTTCATTTATAATTTCGTTTATCTTTTCTGTGTAGAACCTGATTTCTTCTAAACAGAAATTGTAATACGGATCGTTCATTACTTATTATGAAACGCGTTTCTTTAATTATTTATTTTTTAGCTTTAGTTGTTAACACTTTATTTACAGTTTTTCGCTTTTGACTCCTTGTTACCTTTGTTACACTTCTAATATTCCTTATTGAACTTTTAGCTGTATTTTTAAAATCATTTGTGATACGTTTTGCAGATTTGGTTTCCTGATTAAAAAATTTTCGAATACTTTTAAGCATTTGTTATTAAACGATATTTTATTTTCTTGCTTTTAATACTCTTATAGCAGCGTTAATTATATTCATTTCTTTTTGAAGACCCTGTTTTTTATTAAGTAATTTTGCGATTCTCAAAGTAGTTCTATTAACTGGTTGACGCACAGATGTGGTAGGTTTACGACGCGTTTTTTTACCCAATATCACTGGACTATTTGCACTTGTGTTACTGTTATTGTTATTGGTGCGTCTCTGTAAATTTTTCGAATTGTTATTACGAACTTTAAATGTATTCATTTATTTTATACTGATATTTTTTATATGGTTGGTATATATTCCCATCTCAAAGTTTCGCACATTTTTTTCCATATAACATCCTGTTGATATAATTTTTCTTTTGATTTTAAGAGTGGAAAATATTTTAAGTATTTATCTTCACTCAAAAGTTCACAAAATTTATAGAGAACGTACGAGTAACTTAAGAAATTTTTACGTTCAGATGGGCAATTATCATCGAACGGTTTTTGTATATCTTTGAACATGATTCGTAATTTTTCCTCGAGTTCTTGCGGCATTTTCGGCGGTGATAAACCACTCAAAATATTTGTTATGTAAGGTACGTGTTCGTAATACTTATTGAGTTTTAGTTTTTTTAAGAGACTTCGAACTCGTGCATGTGTAATTTCTTCGACGGCTTTTATTTTTATTTTTTTCAGTTCGTTACGTAATTGATCTATAACGTCTGTAGGTATATTAGTAGTTTCTTGTGCCTGAAACTGTGATAACCATTCGTTAAAATGATTTTCTCTTTTGTATGAATAATTCACAATTTTTTCTGACGTTTCCTGTTCTTCTCTATATGTTAATTCTTCGCTTATAAGTGATGCTATTATTAACCCACATGATTCACATACGAGATCACTTGTATCTCTTAGATGGTACACTGTACCCCCGGGACAATTGGGACACTCTTCCTTCTTTTTAATAACTGGTCTATCGACGTTGACTTTTTCGACATCGGCGAGATAATCGTTGAATATATCTTTTCTCTGTAAACCAACCGTTTCTTTACAATTGAATATATTGTCAGTAGAACTTTCTATTTTTGAATCGCATGTATATTGATTCATATATGGCATACATTGTATAATGTATTGTGACATCTCGGTTTCGTATTCACTTTTTTTACCTGGGTCATTTTTTATTAGTTCTTTCCAGTTTTCAATTTTGTTGTTATACCTACTTAAAAAATTACCTTCCATATAATAACTATATATAATGGTATTCAATCTTTTAACTAATGTTATTATTTGGGTATACGACACGTTAAAATCTGTAAGAGGTAAATCTGATTATACGATTATAGAAACGTCCATGGAATATTACACAAATGAAATTATACCAGATGAAGATACATTAGATGATTTTTGGATCGAAGAGTACGATGAATGGGATGGTTCTAGGATGTCACATTACAAATCACTTAATGACATAGATTATAGAAATACAAAAATACCTGAAAATATTGAAAAAACAGTTATTCGGATAAAATATTGGTACAGAGATAAAATGTACAAATACTTAACGTACAATATGAACCATGAATGGCCACCCGAAAAAACAATTGGTATTGTGTTTAATATGCCACTCTCGAGTGCACATTTACTTGATTCACGTGATAAACCCGTGAAAGACCTGTTAAATAAGATTAGAAGATACGCAGGACCAAGGTCTGATTTTCATAATCAGAAAGTTATGGTTAAGGATATGTTATATTATGATGACGAAACATTAAAAGAAGATTATCCTACGATACGTTTAAAAAATATTATCGGGTTTGTAAAAAATGTAGATACCGCTTCATCGTATATTACTGATTTTCGGATACCTTAGTTGCCAAATAAAATTTCAAGTCACCTAAATTTGCGACATTATACTTTAAAATTAAAAACCTATTTTGGTCTTCTTGCATAATTTGGACCGTTGAACACATTCCTGTTGCTTTTGTAAAAATGTTCATGTATCGAAGTGAATATACACCTGATATTTCGGGACTTTCTTCTATACATTGAATTGTAGTTTCTTGATTTGCAAAATCACCGGAACAATATAATTTCATAATATTTCCTGTCCTTGTTATTTCGATATCGTTACCTATATTGAACATGTCTCTGCATATTCGTTGAAAATCGGAAGATGACATTGGTGTTATAGTTGTCATATTCATGGAAGGTACTTCAATTTGATTTTCATTTATATCGAGAAGTTTTAAGTCGAACTTCGTACATGTTTTCTTTACTTCACTGTGTATTTCTATATGCATATATTCTCTACAATCTATTGTTAGTATAAGAACATCTGTGTTTGATATAGATTTAAGAAGTTTAAATGTATTCGATACATTTATACCGGCTATAATTTCATGTTCGCATTCATATTCTTCAAAATTATCGGCCGACAAGAACATATCTACAAGAGATGTTCTCGCTGTATCGAGAGTGACTATATACATCCCATCTGGTTTGAAATATATATTAACATCATTTAGTATATCTTTGAGTACTTCAAAGGTTGATTTAATAGCAGAAGCCTGTATAGTAGCTAACCTCATTTAAGTTTAAAGTGTATTCATTTCTTTATATTAATTTTTAATTTCCTGTGTATGTGAACTATACGCTTCGTTAACACTTTTGTTTATTTTTTCTTCGAGTTCGGCTGTCATAGCGGGCTGTAAAGAAACTCCGTAACTATCGATACCAAACATTTCGTTCGTATTCTCACCCCCATCTAAGGTTGTCATATTACAATCACCAAACCCACACATTTCGAGTTCTTTCACTGGTAATAACGATTCTAACCAGTTTTTAATTTCGTTACCTACTAACAGTTTACCGTTTTTAGTTAACATTGTTGGTACCCTGCTTATTTTATTTTTGTATTGAGGAGGGATACCACGTTCATTAATGTTGTGGTAAGATACAATATTTTTCAATTGGTCATTTTTCTGTATATAATCAATTATATCTAAACTATGGTTACAATGTGGACTGTATATCAAAAGTGACATTCTAAAATTATATAGTAAAAAAATAACGTGATAAAATCACAACATTACTAAAAAATAAAAATAGCATTTAATACTAAATGAATAAGATCATTGCTGTTATAGTCTTTCTCCTGGTAGTATTATACGTATCCAGGAGACAAGAGAAATACGGTGGTAAAAATGAATTGTTTGAATCTGACGAACCTACGCGGTTGGCTGAATATGAACAGGTTAAGGAAGCTATAGTGATAACACACGATCTCATGAATGAAATCATTTTACAAACAAATAAAGCTATTTCTAAAAGAACGGGTTTGTGTACTTACATTATTGAAACAACCAGTATGAAATTATATAAACACAAAAAAACTGGTGGTAAAATTTTTAGATGTATGTTTATGGTAGTAAAATATGGTAACAAGGGATTTGATTTTGGGTTTTCTATAGCCGTTGATATTCGTGTCTTAAACGAAGGTCCTCGTATAGAAACTCCCGGTGTCGGACAAAAAACACAAGATATTATGGAAACTACAGAAAAAAACATTGAAAAAATTCTCGATAAGGGTATAGAAAACTTGAGTGAAATAGAATTGATTAGGCTTAGGAAGGATCAAAAAAATTTAGATAAATTTCGGTCTGGGAGTAAGGTTAAAATCGATGATAAACCAGAGGTTGCTATATTATCTATACGTTCCCAACCAATTGATATACTTTTACCAGAGAATGATAAACCTTTTACTAACCCGACAAAACCTCAGGAATTTGAAGATTATTTACGTGTAAAGGGTAACGAAATAGAATATATTAAGAATACGGATTTGATACAAAAACAAGTGACTAGTGCAGAGGAAATGTATGGTACTCTTAAAAGGGTTGAAGTCCCTGTAATACCACAAAAAAGGGCTGGCCCTGGTTTGATTGAAAAACTGAGTGATACTATGAAAAAAAATAAATTAGCGTTATTGTAATGATCAGTATAGATGATATATCAAAAATAGCTGAAAAAAGAAACAAACTGAAAAAAGAAACCTATACGAAAATATACGAACAGATAACTAAGAGAATAAGGCAATCTGTTGATATGGGTCAAAAATATCTATTTGCACAAATACCTTCATATGTTATGGGGTATCCGCAATTTGATAGACTAAAAGCTATGCAATATATCATTAGACAGTTTCAGATAGGTGGTTTTATGGTCCAGGTCGTTGGTGAGTATGAAATATGTATATCTTGGAGACCCACAAAAAAGAATAAATATCGAGGAGATCAAAATACTCAAGAAGATGAATCGTGTGAAGATTTTCCAACGCTCGTAAATTTAAAAAAAGCTGCAAATAAATACAGGACAGCGCGATAATTAGTTCATAAAAAAATTCCCCTTTATCATAAATGGATAACCTTAACATACTCGTAGAAGCTAAAAGAGAATATCTTGGACAGCTTTGTATTCTCATGTGCCCGGTTATGATAGAGACGTTTGAAGAAATGTATGATGAAGCATACAAATTATCTAAGGGAAGAAAGGTTCTTGTAATGTACCAAAAACTTCTCAAAGAAGTGCCTAATTGGAGTGATGCTATGTCGAAACAACATTCCGATAACATAGCGAATAGATGTGCGTGGTTTAATGATTTACTTGCTGCAGTTTTTGTAAGCTGTGTAAAAATATTGTCAGCTGTTCGATTAAGCAAAGATAACAAAAAAATATCACTGAAACTTCCTACTAATGAAGTGTTCATTCAAATGTGTTATAACAAGGCCGCGGAATCCCTTTATAATGATCCTTATATATATCACGAAGAACAAAACGAACATTCGAGAAATGATAAACTTTTTGAACGTTTTTCGATGTGTATAGAAAATGCTGTAAAAGAACTTATCCCTGTTCAACAAATTTTACAAACTTACATGTCTCAAACACAAGAAGGACAAGATTTGGATTTAGGTGATGCCGAAGTCGGTGATTCTGAAGACCCAGAACTTCTCGAAGGTGACCAGGAAGAAGTGACTAATGAACCATTCGAAGGTGGTGGTGATATGCAAAACGAAATGCCTATGGAAGGTGAACAACAACAGGATGATATGGGTATGAATATGGGTGAAGAACAACAGGAACAGCCTATGGAAATACCCGAAAGTGAAGAACCCATGGAAACTAACACGGAACAACAATCGTCTTCTTTTTACGATAACGAATTCAAAACTATAAATACAAGTGACAGAAGACCTGTCCAAAATCCTGAAGAAGGCGTTTTATTTTCAGATGCACCCGATGCTCATAGAAAAAAACCTCAATTATATTAAATGGAGTTTGAAGACTATTTAAGAGACCCAGCATGGGCCGGTATAATTGCCGGCTCTATTACAGCAGGATACATACATTTTAAAGCAAAATTAAATAATGAAGGTAAGCTCGCTATGAGTGCATACACAAAACCAGCTGCACTTGTTGCTATATTAGTTTTTTTTATAGTGTCTAACGGTTTGGGTAAGAAAGAGACTATATCATCTGAACCATTTTAAATATAACTTAAAGATAGTATTACTATACTTATTACAAAAATGACATCAGTAACAGCTTTCAATGAAATGATGAGTCAATTCATTGACGAATTACAGCAAACTTTCCCAGAAGAGAAAGGTTTGAAAAAATGTAGATCTGCATTCGATCTTATGAAAGATACCAATCCAAGACTAGTTGTTGATGGTTTCATGTCTAATGTAATGCCTTATGCGGATAAAATTTCGTCAAAGGATGAAACATTTTTTATTGAGGAATCTAAAAATCTTGATTTTATGAAAGGTGTTAATTTAGAAAAACATTGGGACGGGTGTTCTCAAAAAACAAAAGATGCTATCTGGCAATACGTACAAACATTGTATATGCTTGGTACAACTATCAAAACTATACCAGCCGACACACTTAACATGATTGAAAAAGTTGCCAAGCAATGTGCGGATAGTATGGGTGATGATGCAGGTAACATGAACGAAGAACAACTTATGAAAACCATGCAGGGCATGCTCGGTGGAATGTTAGGTAACGGTAAAAAATAAACTCCTATTATATAAATGACATCGTGGTTCGACGATCCTAAACAGCTTATTCGTACAGATAAAGTTTTAAATTTTTGGCCATCCAGTACACAATCATCAGAAGAACGTGTAAATTCGGCAGCACGTTTTATAATTTATGCGACATGTATAATCTATTTAATCAAACGAGACGTGCGTATATTTGTTATAGGTGGTACAGCACTAGGCGTACTTTACATAATGGAAAAATCTAATATGGTTAAGGAATCTCTTAACAGAGGTAAACAACCAGAATATAAATATGGTCAGTGTCAATTACCAACAAAAGATAACCCCATGGGAAATGTTCTCATGTCGGAATTTGGTGATAGACCAGATAGACCATCGGCTTGTTATTACCCAACCGTAAAAACAAGTGTTAATAATTTAGTCACAGACGGTGTTAAATATGGACCAGCTCGTTCGAGATCATCTGCACCAGAATATCACAGAAACGCTATGTCTAGACAATTTGTAACTGTCCCAGACGTTGCGTTAACGACCGATTCACATTATGAGTTTATTCATGGTAAAAGAGAACAAACGTGTAGACAAAACCCACTTATGTGTAATCCAGATGCAAGAGGTGCGCAGCTCGAAGCGTTTAGAGGTTTAGATCCAGACGGAGATTCTCGCGTTCACGGAAGTAGAGCACCAGCTACATTTTCACCTTAAATATGTTTTTTTTAGTTATTAGTAGATACTCGATTTGCTTAAACAAAATCTTTTGTAATAGTAAATGGCGTACCAACTCCAACCAGGATTGAAAATAGTCCAAGATAAAGCTATCCCAAATACATGTGCAACTGAAGAGGTTTTTGTATATCCTCAGCCCAGTACATTGAATTATGGTTCTGCGAGACCAAATACCATGTTATATGGAACTGCTCCATATATGGCAGGTAAAGGGTCTCCAGCTCAACATATAGAAGTGAGCGATGCGCTTCGTCCACAATCAACTACACGATTTAACAAGGTTTTAGCGAAGACTTATGAAAAGAATTTCCACCCACTTCAACATGTCGAGTGTAAAGTTCCACTTAGAACTCAAAGTTATGAACCTGCGAGTACACGAGCCGATGTACAAAATGGTATGTTTGGTAAAAGGTACATGAATAAAAATGTTAATAAGAAATAAGAATGGCTGACCCATTATCGATTTTTGCTATAGCAGGATTAGTTTATGCCGGTCGTAAACTTAGTAAAAACTCAGAAGAACAATATACTCTTCAAGGTTCTCAGATAGTAGACCAAGTTGACGTTAGACCAGAATCTGATAGAAATTTAATGATAGAAGATGAATTTTTAGGACAAACTTCACCTCTAGTTGAATCTGAATATAGCTCTAAAACGGAAGTTTCGTCGTTCGGTGATGTATCTCAACAAGGTAGATCGTCGGGTGGTGAAGTTTTGGAAATGAGAAATAGAATGTATGATGGAGGAATTATGAATAACCTTTCACCAGTTGAAAGAACAAATGTAGGACCCGCTCTTGGTGTTGGACCAAATGTACCTGCTATGGGCGGACATCACCAACTTTTCCGTATTAACCCAGAAAATGTTGGTGCGTACAAATTGACAACTTTACCAGGCAGAAGTGGTCCCGCCTTTGACGGTAAAGGTGGTCGACGAGGTATTGCAGGAGAATTGGCTCACAATAGACCAGAGAAAACTGCATATCTCCCAGATCGTCTTCCAAATGCAGGTGGGAGAGCACAAGGCTTTTCGGGTAGAACAACACGAGCTGAACACGAACGAACAAAAAGAACAACAAACAGATCGGAAACCGGTTCTCGAACCGATACACTTTCTACAGCCTCGGCAAAAAGAACAGTTTCGGCACTTACACGAGCTGCTGAACCAACGAGGAACAAGAAGGATGGTAATATGGAAGCTTACCAATACCAAAACAACCCAGCACCAGGTATTTATAAATTCAGTCACGGTTACTTGAATTCTCCAGGTTCTAAAATCGGTGAAAAGCGTGTATATGGGGATGCATATACAGCGGGTGAACTTAGTAAGTACGGATTTAGACCAGATGATAGGAGAGGTAAGGCGGGTCGTGCAGCTGGTCCAGGTCGTATGAATGTTCGTGCCGATCCACTTAACCAAGGTGGTATGGTTACGAGTGTTCGTTCGGATACAACGCGCATAGATGGTCGAGTGAACTCACCAGACGGTGGTTGGACTCAACATTATAAAAATAACGATTATCATCAATTCAACGCTTATAAGGGTAATACCAATCCTAATACTACCCAGGCCGGTTTGGCAGTCGCTAAAAGACAACTCCAAAATAACCCTCTTTCGCATAGTCTTTGTTAATTATTTTTGAATTCTTAAGTTAAAACTCTCATTAAAATAATACTCCGTTATTTTAATGAAGGTACATACCTTAGATATAGATAGTGGAGAACGCGACCCTGTATCTTATCCTAATCCAAGTGATTATGTTGTTAATTTAAAAACTCCTATTTACAATGTTAGTAAAATATCGTTAATATCAGCGCGTATTCATAATAGTCAGTATCTCGTAAACGATAGAAATAACACGTTCACTATTAATAGTTCATCTACTAATTATGACATAACAATACCAAACGGAAACTACGATGGTAAAGATTTAGCTTCTAATGTTATTGTTAATTCGAATGGTATGTTAACTACATCATCATACGATAAAGATACGAATGCTATAACGTTTGAGGGTCCAAACCAGTTTAGTTTTGATTTCTACAATGGTACAAACGGGTATAAATCGAGTGTGAGTGGTAGAACAACGCCACACGATATATTAGGTTTAACCGCGAGTAATGTATTTTCTACATCTAATTCACCATATACACTCGAAACTGGTAGTATTAATTTACAAGGTGCAGATGCTATTATAGTTAAACTGAGTAGTGGTTCTGATGATTTTAATAAATCTATATTTTCAGATTTACCTTTTTATACCGGTCGGATACTTTTGTGCGGTGACGTTATAAATTATTCGGGTGTGGACGATGCGGTAGAACACAATTTTGATTCGGGTAAACACAAAACGATTTCGAAGTTACGTGTTCAGTTTTATTATAGTAGTAATAATCGTTTAATACCATACAATTTTAGAAACGCAAATCATATACTAAAACTTGCTGTTACATGTTCGACTGATAAATTTGTTAATATACCTAGATTAACTACGGAAGAAACTAATGACGAAACTATGGTTGAGTCTTTGAAAACACCTATGAATATCCTCGAAAAAGAAGAAGAGGATAGTCATAAATGGGATGCATTTATATCTATATTTTTGTTAGTTTCCATGGGAATATTTTTATTACTTATAATTAAAAAACCCCAAAAAGTTACTTCGTAATGGCGAAGACTGGTTGTTGTGGTCTTTGGACCTTGGAAGACACTCTGGAGATCGCCAAGTAGACGAAGATAGACAAGAGAGT